CTTGTATATGCCATGCGCGCAACACGTGCAGAGGCAACGGCTTCCTCCCAGTATATTTCGGTGTCAGCGCACCGGGGCGGAGCCAGAAAAGCACCGGAAAATACGATGAGCGCGATCAAATATGCAGTGGACAGCATGTCGGATTACGCGGAGATCGATGTACAGGAGACGAGTGATGGTGAGATTGTCCTTATGCATGACACAAATCTGAAGCGGACAACCGGTCTGAATGCCAGCATCTGGACCCTGACCTACGATGAAATCAGCCAGCTTGATGCCGGTGTACGATTCAACAAAAAATTCCGCGGCGAGCAGATTCCGAAGCTGGAAGAAGTCATCGCGTACGCGAAAGGAAAAATCAACCTGAATATCGAAGTAAAATACAACGGCCACAACCAGAATATTGTCAAAAAAGTGGTGAAAATCATCGAGGACAATGACTTTGTGGATCAGTGTGTGCTGACTTCCATGAACTACAATTTCCTCAGGCAGGCAAAGAAAATCAATCCGGATATCAAGACCGGGTATACGATGAAAATGTCGTACGGAGGCCTGGAGGATATGGACGCGGCGGACTTCTTTTCTGTAAAATATACGTACATCACAGAAAGCTTTGTAGAGCATGCGCACAGTCTTGGTAAAGAAGTCTGTGCCTGGACGCTGAATTATCAGGGAGATATGCAGCGGATGGTCAACTGCGGCGTGGACAACATTATCACGGACGATCCGGAGCTGGTGCGTAAGGTTATCCTCGGAACGACCGACCGAAATCCGGGCTTTGTCAGCCTGCTTGGCTATGCACTGAAATAAATGGAGTAAAACAATGGAGGTGGAAACTTCATGGCAGAGAAAGTAAACATGCCATCCCAGAAGAAAGAAAAGAAGAAAAAGAGGAAGAAAAAACTTCCTTCGGATTTTTATGATTATAACCTGCTGGCCTGCACCATTCTGCTGGTCAGCTTCGGACTGATTATGCTGTACAGCGCGAGCGCCTACGAGGCGGCCAGTACATTCAAGGGAAATGATATGTATTATTTCACGCATCAGGCGGGGCTTTCTGCTATTGTTCTGGTGGGGATTGTGATATTGTCGAAGTTTGTAGATTATCATAGTGTATGGTTCCAGCGGATTGCAGCACTGGTATACTGGGGAAGTCTCCTTCTGATGGCGGCGGTAAGGTTTACGCCGCTTGGTTATGAAGCCTATGGGGCGAGAAGATGGCTCCGGATCGTCGGTGTCAGTCTTCAGCCTGCGGAGATTGGAAAGCTGGGGCTGATTCTGTATTTGCCATACATTATCCTGAAGATGGGAAAAAATATGCGTACCATCCGCGCAAAAGCGATTGTCCTCGGACTTGGCGTGCTGCAGGCGCTGGCTGCGTGGATTCTGACGGACAACCTGAGTACCGCCATTATTCTGGGACTCATCGCCTGCGTCATTTTGTTTCTGGCGGACCCGGAGGTAAAATTTTATGCGCGTGTGATTCCGGGCGCGGCGGTAATTGGCGTTTTTGCGATTATCATTTTAAAAAATAATCTGCAGATCTTTGAAAGAATAGGCGGTGACTTCCGGTCGAACCGTATCTATGAATGGCTTTCCGGAGGCAGCTATCAGATTCTGCAGGGACTTTATGCGATTGGCTCCGGTGGATTTCTCGGAAAAGGACTTGGCAACAGTACGCAGAAGATTACAACAATTCCGGAAGCACAGAACGATATGATCTTCTCGATCATCTGCGAGGAGCTTGGAATATTTGGCGCGCTTCTTGTATTGCTGCTGTTTGGCTACTTGCTGTACCGTCTATTTGTGGTTGCACAGAATGCGCCGGACGCGTATGGAATGCTGATGGTGAGCGGCGTTTTTGCACATATTTCCATTCAGGTTATTCTGAACCTGTGTGTCGTTCTGAAACTGATGCCGGCAACGGGAATTACCCTTCCATTTATCAGTTACGGAGGAACATCGGTGCTCTTTATCCTGACGGAAATCGGCATTGCCCTGTGCGTCTCCCGCTTTATTGTGTTCCAGGATGGAAAGAGCGGAGAAGGAGAGGCACAGGCGGAAGAACAGTAAAAGTAGAAAAATCTATTGACAAATGCCGGAATAACAGATACACTTTTTTCGAAAGAAATACTGGCTGCCGGGTAGAGGCAGGAAGGAGCAGAACAATGTTAGAAAAGATAAAAGAAATTTTAGTAGAACAGCTCAACTGTGATGCAGACAGCATCAACGAAGATACCTCTTTTAAAGATGACCTGGGTGCAGATTCCCTGGATCTCTACGAGATGGTTATGGCATTAGAAGACGAGTACGGAATTGAAATCGACACCGACGAACTGACAGACCTTTCTACCGTCGGCGACTTTATGGAATATTTGAAACAGCACGGCGTAGAGGTCTGAAAAAGAGCATTGCCGCTGGCAAAAGTGGAAGGATGGTGCAGCTCGGAAGAAACGCCGGGCTGTTTTCCATTCTAAATAAATGGTGGAAGGGAACAGACAAAAGGATTGTTCCAGAAAAACCAGAAATCAGGAGAAAAGAAAAATGAGCAATGTAAAAACAAGATTTGCACCGAGCCCGACAGGCCGGATGCATGTAGGAAACCTGCGTACTGCCCTGTATGCGTATCTGATCGCAAAACACGATGACGGAACCTTTATGCTCCGTATCGAGGATACCGACCAGGAGCGTTTTCAGGAAGGCGCACTTGATATCATCTACCGTACCTTAAAAGAGACCGGTCTGGTACACGACGAGGGACCGGACAAAGACGGCGGCTGCGGCCCGTACGTACAGAGCGAGCGTAATGCAGCAGGTCTGTACCTGAAATACGCAAAACAGCTGGTAGAGCAGGGTGACGCTTATTACTGCTTCTGTGACGCAGAGCGCCTGAGCCAGTGCAAGCGTAACGTAGGCGGAAAAGAAATCTCGATCTACGACAAACACTGCCTTGGTCTTTCCAAAGAGGAAGTGGAGGCCAATCTGGCAGCCGGCAAACCGTACGTCATCCGTTTCAATATGCCGACCGAAGGAACCACAACCTTCCACGATGAGATCTACGGAGACATCACCGTAAACAACGAGGAGCTGGAAGACCTGATCCTGATCAAATCCGACGGATATCCGACCTACAACTTCGCAAACGTCATCGACGACCATCTGATGGGTGTAACCCACGTTGTCCGCGGTAATGAGTATCTGTCCTCATCCCCGAAATACAACCGTATTTACGAGGCATTCGGCTGGGAAGTTCCGGTTTACGTACACTGTCCGCTGATCACCAACGAGGAGCATCAGAAGCTGTCCAAACGCTGCGGCCATTCTTCTTATGAAGACCTGATCGATCAGGGCTTCTTAAAAGATGCCATTGTCAACTTCGTAGCCCTTCTTGGATGGAGCCCGGAAGGAAACCGCGAGATCTATTCTCTCGAGGAGCTGGTAAAAATCTTCGATTACCACCACATCAGCAAATCTCCGGCCGTTTTCGATATGACAAAACTCCGCTGGATGAACGGCGAGTACATGAAGGCAATGGACGACGAGAAGTTCTATGAGATGGCGCTTCCGTATATCCAGAAGACAGTCCACCGTCCGCTCGATTTTAAGAAAATTGCAGCCATGGTAAAAACAAGAATCGAAGTATTCCCGGATATTGCAGACCTCATCGACTTCTTCGAGGAAGTTCCGGAGTACGACGCTTCGATGTACACTCACAAAAAGATGAAGACAAACGAGGAGACCTCCCTTGCGCTTCTTCAGGAAGTAAAACCGCTGCTGGCAGCGCAGGAAGATTTCAGCAATGATGCTCTCTTTGAGATGCTCAGCGCATTCGGAAAAGAAAAAGGATACAAGACCGGTTATATTATGTGGCCGATCCGTACCGCTCTTTCCGGAAAACAGATGACACCGGCCGGCGCAACGGAAATCCTTGAGGTTCTGGGAAAAGAGGAGTCTCTTGCCCGCATCGACAAAGCGATTGAGAAATTATCCAAATGATATATAATGATTCACAAAAAAAAGCGGTGATGCATACCACCGGCCCCATGATGGTCCTTGCCGGACCGGGGTCGGGGAAAACCGCAGTGATTACGGGGCGGACCTGCCAGCTTGTAACGAGCGGCATTTCCGCCTCTCGTATTCTTGTCGTAACATTTACGCGTGCAGCGGCAAAAGAGATGAAGGAGCGGTATTTAAAGGCGATGGGAAAGACGAGTACCCAGGTCACCTTTGGAACGTTCCACGGGGTA